GAGAGCGAATCCATAAGTAACAAAAGTCACTCATGAATGCTAACCACAACATACGACCTAAAAGATCGTATCTCTTTAAAATTAAAGAGTCGGATCGACAATTGCTAAAGAAAGCCAGAAGGCTATCAATAGTATTTGCCGAGTGTCATGGTATGAGTTTAGAAATCTCTAATAAATATATTAGTATCCTAACACATCTATTAGTCCACAAAGGCCGTAAAGGCACATGTAGATTAATGAAAGAATATCGACTCCAATTGAACCAACTAATGTTGAGACAACCGATAACACCAATAGCTTTCGCTAAAAGTGATGATCAAGGAGTTGCACTTATATTAAAGGATTTTAAACCTTTAGCATTAAGTGAGGATATAAATCATTTAAGATTCCTTTCAAGCATATTCCGAATCGGAGAACTTATAACTCTCCGACCCAGCTATGACTACACCACTATCCATTCTCCACAAAGTGAAGAACAGATTACTTACACGGATGAGTTTTGTAAAGACTTCGGGAAATGGCTTAAGAACTGGAAAGTTCTCAAGTTAATACCTGATCTTAATAAACCTCGATTTCCCTTAAAGAATTCAACTGGACCTAACACTACAAAGGAAAACCCTTATGGTGCTTCGGTCTTGTTCTTACATGACTTATCAGCCATAATAGATCAAGAATTCTCATCTAGCATTTATCAAATGTTAGACCTCCATTACGACTTTAGAAAAGCCGAAATATTGGAAGGAAAATTCTCCCATTCTCGAATTGTATCACTACAAGACAAGTTTGGAAAAGAACGTGTAATTGCTATAGGTGACATCATCTCAAATTGGGCTTTAAGCCCTTTCGAGGATGCCGTACAAAAGTCTCTCAAATCAATGAGAACTTCCATGGCCTATAAGCAGGGTCTAGTACCCAAGGCAGTCGAACGCCTTGGTCTTGAACTCTACTCTATCGATCTGTCAGCAATGACAGACCGCTTCCCTAGAAAACTTCAATTTGAAGTTCTCAAGGCGCGTTTCGGATCTGAACTAGCAAACATATGGTTAGACATCATGACCAATCGTGAATTTGAAACCGTAAAAGGTGACAAAATACGATATGAAGTAGGAAACCCAATGGGATTCTTATCTTCGTGGTCAGTGAGTACTTTAACACACCACGCAGTAGTTGAG